TATGTATCCAAGATATGCAAGTCTTAAATGCTTTTTTAAATTGTTCTAATTTAGTCTTATCTTTCATAACTGCTTTTGCCATACTAATTAGTGATGTACCACCTAATACAAATTTAGTTGCATCACCTTTTTTGTTTTCTTTTTTCAAGTTTAGTGTTTCTATAAAGTCAATTACCTTTTGGTCTTCAGTACCATACACTGTAATATTATAATTCTCTGCATTATTTTGATGCCAGTTTCTAAAATAGCATTCATTTTCAAATGCATAACCACTATGATATATCTCGTGTATTATACCCTGGTCAACTGCAACCAAAACATCAGGTGTGAAATCTCTATACAGAGCATTACACCCATAAATCTTACCGTGTGGTTTTAAAGCATCAAGATTGACACCTTTTCTACTCTCACCATTACCTAAACAAAATACTCTTTTCATTCTTTATCTAACAAATATTTACTACTCACAGGAAACTGGTCTTGCATATGATGAGCAATATTTCGTGTTACCTCTCTTGTTTCTTTTTGAGCATCATCTTTATTTCTTAAATTACACACTCTTGCAAATGCATATAATGTACCTGACCATATCCACTCTGTCATCATACATTGAGGTAATATCATTCTTGCTAATTCTGGTGCTATATTTTTATCTAACATTTCTTGATACATTAGTTTTGACATTTTAATTATAGGCATAATATCATATTGCACTTCTGTATCTGTAGAACCTTGTTTCTTATTTTCGTGTTTCTCTCTCCATAAGAAAGGCACATAAAACTCTGGGTCATCACTTACATATCTACGACTAACTTCATTCCATACTAAACCTACTTGATGCTTAACTAATTGTCTTGCTACAAACACAGGTGCTTTAATACGAAACTGTAAAGAGCAATGACCAAATGGTGACCAATGATTATGTGTTGCAAGATATTTAATCAATTTCTCATCATTATCTTGAAACTTTGTATGTACTTTAGAGAATGAAACTCTTGCTGAATTAACAACAGATAAATCAGAACCCATTTTATCTAGTAATACAACTTGTGTCATAGTGGTAGTTTACCCACTTTAGGTAGATAGTTTAAATCTCTCGCCTCACACTCAATTTTTTCTTTAAGTGTCTTTGATATAAACTTACCTACAGTTTCTATTTCTATTTCATTTTCTTCACAATAATAAACAACTGCATCCATATATGACATATCAGGTTTATCTCTTTTGATTATCTCTATTTGATGATAAAATTTTACACTATTCATTATTATGTTTTATCACTTTCTTTTAAATTTGTCAATGTTGTATCTAACACATCATAATATTCATCAGTTGCATTTAAGGGTGCTATTAGATGAAATGGTTTTTCTCTTTTCGTGCTAAATATAATACCTGCATTTGATTGTATTTCAAAATCATTCTTCTCAAATACTTGTTTAACATTTTTTCTAATATCATCAAACTTATCAAAACTTAATTGTTCTAGATAATATAACACACTAATAATGCCAGGTTGAAAGAATGAGTATGTGTATCCGTGGTCCCAATTAAAATCATCACCTAATGTCTTATCAATATAATCATCATAACAAGTCATAGACAAAGGAAAGTGACCACCTGTGATTGCTTTACCCATTGTAAATATGCTAGGTCTTATCGGTAGTGTTTCCCAACCAAAAAACTTACCTAATTTACCACCACCCATAAAAATATCATCTATTATGATAGGTATATCATACATAATACGAATCATTTCTAAATTTTTCCAGAATTTATCTTTGTAAGGTTTTAATTTCTTTGCGTAAGTATGCGTTTCTACAATGATACAAGCAACAGTTTCTAAATCAACTGTGCTATTTAAATCAAAATCTCTAGGTACTATTTGTCTATGAGGATAATGTGGCATATCATAAAAAGGGTCCTCATTAAATAAAGTATTACCAAAAGATTGTGTTAAATAAGTCGAACCGTGATAACTACCATCAAAACTAACAATTGTTTTTCTATTTTTATTTTGTTTTTTCTGATGATATGCAAATGCTAACTTAATTGCACCTTCGTTTGCATCACTACCTGATAGTGCAAAGAAACTTTTAAACCCACCACTCATTTTTTTAATTTTAGATGCTAAATCAAAACTTCTTTTATTAAGAAATAATTCTTCATCTGATAAGAAGTTCTCTCCCACCTCTGGTTTATCATAGAGTAACATTTCTCTATGAACTTCTCTAACAAAATTAGATTGACAGTATCCTAATAAGAAACATCCGTAATGTAGATGTGGGTCTAGTTGTTTTTCACCATCAACTATTCTACCGAAATCCCAATATAATGCCTTGTAAGCATCTTTCTCATTCACATTCACATCTACCTGATAACCAGGTATCAAACCATCAAAACGCATTATATAAATCCTAACTAATTATTTCAATTCTTACATTCATTCCCATATTAATAGTCGAATCTATGGTATTCTGTTGGTCAACATTGTATGCAATTTGCAATGTGTCTGTGCCATTCCACGCAGTATCATATGAACCTAGAGAATTCCAACCCCAATCAGTAGGACTAATAACTTTTTTAACAACACCATTAATCATAAATGTTGTCGTTGGTGTTGGTATCGCCTCTTCGAAAAATTGTTCTGCAACTGATGTGTCAGCATACTCTGTAAATCTACCTGATATTGTATGAGTTCCTGTAGAAGAACCTGCTACAGTTATTTGATATTCACTACCAAACCCGTCACCACCTGGTGAAGTTAGGTAAGTTTTTAGTGAGAACATTGTATCTTTTGTTAAGTCTAAATCCATGACTTTTTGTTTTACAACGTCACCTGTTTTTACTTCACTGGTGTTGATATCACTTTGAATTATAGTGTCAACTCCGTTGTGTGTCACCACTAAATCAGTATCATTATCAACTGTATCATCTGACCACATTGAATTTTGAAATAATGTTATCTTAATTGTTTTGTTTGCCATATTTACCTCTCATATATTTATACTATAAAATCTTCAAATGTTTCTAATGCCTCATAAAAATTAACCAATTTAACTTTTCTTTTATTTACTATGTTAAAAGATTGTGTTACCCTACTTTGCGTTTTTGATGGATTATATACAGAGTGCAATACACCTGCATTTACTAAACTAGGTTTGTAGATTGATTTTTCATACTCCATTTTACATTTTTTCTCATCAGCAATAACTAATTTGTAAACGAAACCATCTTTATCAGCATCATCTTCTATGCTAACATTATCATTGTCTGTGGTCCACCATCTCATAACACTTTCTTTAGGTCCCCAAGTAAAGTTTATTTTTACATGGTCATCAAGATAATCATCTACCGTGCGTTCTTCATGTAAATAATATTCCTCTTTATTATTGTCGATATGAACTATCATTTTATCATTTGGTTTAGTCCAGAAATATAATATATTATCACTAAACATTTCATACTTCTCAAGAAAATTTTGTACCTTTACCTCGTTCTCTGCTAAATCCTCTTTCAAATTTTGAAAAAAGTCTTTCTCATAACAAGCAGTAACACTTGCAAATTCACATCTATCTTTACATTGGTCTAAACCACATCTACCTTTTACTCTAAATTCTTCTATATCACCATATAAATCTAAAGATGGTGGTTTAGCATCAAATGGTAAATTAATATATCTGTGATACTTATTCATATAGCAAATCTCCAAATAACCATAACGCCTCTGAAAATGTTACTAATTCTAAGTTATGTTTTTTAACTAAATTATATGACAATGTAATTCTACCCTCTTTTGATTGATTATGTGTTGAATGTAATTGACCTGTGTTTACTATACTAGGTTTATTTATTCTTTTTTCATATACCATTTCACAGTCTGTAGGGTCTGCCCATATAACTTGCCATGCTTTACCATCTTTGTAAGTATGTTTATCAACGTGAAATTTAGTATCGTTTTTACATTTCCACCATCTCAAAGAACTATCTTTTGTTTCCCAAGTAAAATTAAGTTTAGCATGATTGTCTAGATAATTATCTACCTTCTTTGAGTAAGACTCATCTTTATTGCTATCAACGTGTATTTTAATTGTATCATTGCCTTTTGTATAAAAAAGTAATTTACTATCAAAAAATAAATTAAACTTATCAAAAAAATCTCTAACATTATCATCATTCTCCTTTATATCACATCTGTAAACATCAGTGTCACCTTTTTCATTTATGTCAAAGTATTCACTACCATTCTCTTGCTCTTGACTAAAAGTTCTTTTGACATCTGACCATTCAGGTTTCTTAAATGAAAAAGGTAACTTTATATACCTGTGATATATGTTATTCATTTCTGCAAACTCGTGGTCTGCATTACCCTGACTTACCATACTCTAACTCAAACATCTTGTAAAAGTCTTCAACAACTTCTTCTAGTTTAGATATGTAATCTTTCTTTTCTTTAACATAAGATACAATAGAACCATCTTCACCACCAATAATAACTACTATTTGGTCTATCTCTTTTTTGAATAACTCTTCATACATCAATCCATATGCAGTGCATTGTAAGAAGTAATTATCAATCCATTCTTCTTTTCTTTCTTTGTTAGCAGTTTTAAAGTCTATGACCGATAGTTTACCATTATACTCTGCAATACAATCAACTTGACCTGCTAGTTTATATTTACTAGAATATAAGACTGTTTCTAAACAATGAATATTCTGTATCTGGTCAATATAAGGTTTCATTATTTTAAATAAACCTAAAGGTAAAACACTCTTCTCTGTTAGAGGTTCATTTTTAATATAGTTTTCTATGAGATTGTG